CCCTTGGGCTTCAAATAAGCCCCACCAAACCTAGTCCTGCCGTAACAATGGTTTATCCCAGGCGCTAACATCCCCACCTCTATCTCCAACTTTTCCATACAACAAAGACTCTACACCACATGCAGCCACCTCAAGACATAAGAACGTAATATGAGTTAAGGGTATGGCTTTGCGTCACGAGAACCGTAACAATCTTGAGATGGCTCTTTCATTATGCCTAAAATTGTGAAACTCTAAATGTCAGTAATCTTATGAGCCAAAAAAACTACAGTTTGGCCTTGCTTATCCCGATTATCTCCCTAGAACATAACAATATGAGCCATAAAAACCTAGGAAAAGCTAGAGGCTAAGGCACATCTATGACTTTCAAACCTGGTTTCGACCCCAATAGAAACACCACAATTCCAGGCCCAGGAAGAACTCCTGCTTACGAACTTAAGAACATTACAGGCCCAGCTCGAATAAAACTTATTGAAAAGCTTTGTGAGATTCTATCAGCTCCTGTTGAGGAAGTTGAAAGAGTCATCAAAGACATGAGCGCTAACCTATCTGTTGGTGACACAATCATATTCAATACGCTTATGAACGTGGCGAGAAAAGAACCAACGATTGCCAACGTCAAAGAGCTTTTAAAAATCCTTGGCCATAAGTTTGAAGAACCAGCGCAAGTTAACATCAACATGAGTTTAGAATCTCTTGTCGCAGGAGCACATGAAGATTCAAACGAATACGAAACAACAACTCCTGATGGTGTTAAGGTTATAACTAGGAAGAAGAGAGAAGAAGATAATGGCTAACGATTGGAAAAAGCGCATGGTAAAGCCCAGCAAACGCACACTCATCTATTCTAAGAAGCTCAACCAATGGCTTAATGAATCAGAAGAAGATATCGCTATGCTTGAGATGATCTATGATAAGCGCCAAGCTTTAATGAATAAACTCAAAGAGACTGATCCAACACTCACTGAAGATGAAGCCAAAGGACTTGCGCAAGAGATGCTGTCCAAACCAAACGAATCAATTAAGATCTTAGAAGACGATCAATATGAGCCTTCGTTAGATGAAGCGAAAAGCGAATAGCGATGATTCGCCTCCTGAGATAGAGAACATGGATATACCAGAGCACTGGATAGCTGTAGACATGATCCACGACATTCATATAATTCCAGACGAATGTATTGATTGCTTTGAGCATGATCTTGATTTCTACGATTGTTTTTGCACGCCTAAGCTTGTCAACAAGTCAGCTGTCCTTGATGGTAGCGAGCGCCCTGTGTATGTTCACAATGTGCTGAAGGAAGTTAGGGCGTGAATAGAAAAACAAAAATAAACTTTTGGGACAATGTAGATATGTCGGGTGGAGAAACCGCATGTTGGCCTTGGCAAGGTACAATACTTGAACGCGGTCAAGGCCAGTTTAACTTTGAAGGTAAAACTTGGAGAACAAAACCATTAGCCTACTACTTATCAAACAAAGTAAAGCCTGAAACGATAGTTTCTCTCTGTAAAAACAAAGCGTGTTGTAATCCTAAACACATAAAATCTGTTTCTAGAAAAGAATACGATGCTTCTTTTAGGGGCAACACAGAAGAAGACTTTTGGAAGTTGGTAAACATTAAGAGCGACAATGAATGTTGGCTCTGGATGGGGCACACCTCACCCTCTGGTTACGGAATAGCACAGTGGAAGAATAGCCCGAGAAGAGCGCACAGACTTGCTTATTTCTACAAAAATGGCGTTTTAAACAAAACAGACTTAATACTTCATTCTTGTCATGAAAGACGATGCTGTAATCCATTACACCTTAGAGCTGGCACACATGAAGATAACATGAAAGACATGGTGGCTGCCAAAAGAGCCGCTGTTGGAAGTAGAAATGGATTGGCCAAGCTTACGGAAAAGCAAGTTATTGAGATAAGAAAAATATACAGAGCTGAGAAAATTTCACAGAGAAAATTAGCAAAACAATTTAAAGTAAACCAAGCAGTGATAAACGACATTCTTCTTTATAAAACGTGGAGACACGTGTGACAGACCAAAGACAGGCCGCTATTGCTCGTATACGCGAATGGAAAGCAAACCCTTGTAAATTTGTTTACGATAACTTTGGAATAACAGAGCTAGATAGATGGCAAGAAAAAGCTTTAATGACCTTGCCAGATCCAAAGATTCAACGCTTAGCTCTTAGTGCATGTGTAGGCCCAGGAAAAACATTTGTTCTTTCTATCAGCGGGCTTTACTTCTTATCTTGTTATGCAGGAGTTGGAGAACACCCAAAGGGTGTTGCTGTATCTACAACATACGACAACCTTTCAACGAACTTATGGCCTGAGATATCTAAGTGGTTAACTAGGTCTAAGTTCTTATCTGCTGCTTTTACTTGGACAAAAGAAAGAGTGTTTGCAAAAGACCATCCTTCAACGTGGTTCCTGAGCGCGAGAAGCTTTAACAAATCCTCTAGCCCAGATGAACAAGGTAGAACCTTGTCAGGTCTACATAGTAAATATGTTCTTTGTTTGATTGATGAGTCAGGAGATATTCCACTTCCAGTTTTAAAAGCAGGAGAACAGGCTCTTTCTAACTGCACGTGGGGAAAAATTATTCAAGCTGGTAACCCAACTTCCACAGGCGACTCAATGCTTTATCAAGCATGTACTGCGCTCAGAGATAAGTGGCACGTTATAAAAATTACATCTGATCCAGATGATCCAGACAGAACTCCAAGAGTTAGTGCAGAGTGGGCACGTGAACAGATCGCCACTTTTGGAAAAGACAACCCGTGGATCATGTCTAGTATTTTAGGACAGTTTCCACCCAGCGGCCTTAACTCATTGTTTAGTCTTGAAGAAGTAGAAGCAGCAATGAGCAGGCACTTGTCAGAAGATCAGTATTCATTTTCACAGAAAAGAATAGGAATAGATGTTGCGCGTTTTGGTTTGGATAGAACCGTCATAACTCCTAGGTGGGGACTTGCGTCTTTTAAACCTGTAGAAATGAGGAACGCTAGAACAGAAGAGATTGTAGCTAGGGTTATGGAAGCTCAGCACAAATGGAACGCTGAGATGATAATGATAGACTCGACAGGCGGTTGGGGCGCAGGTGTCGCGGACGCTCTTCTTCAAGCAGGCGTTAATGTTATTGAGGTAAACTTTGCAGGTAAGCCAACAGATCCAAGGTTTTTTAATAAAAGAGCAGAGCTTTATTGGCGTCTAAGTGAATGGATTAAACGAGGTGGAGCTATACCTAAGAACCCAGATTTGATCAAAGAACTCACTGCCATACAGTTTACTTATCAAAACTCTAAGTTCAGGATTGAAGAGAAGGCTCAAATAAAAGAGCGAATAGGTGTTTCAACCGATTACGCAGACAGTCTTGTGACAACATTTTGCTTTCCCGACATGCCCACATCGGCAGGAGAACTAGGGCTTGCACATCAGTTTATGGAAAAATCTCAGCATAAAGTAGAATACGACCCATTTGATAACTCACAGCGCTAACGTCAAAAATCTAACTTCATTGCAGAAAACTAGAAAACTAACGATATTAAAGGTACATGGAACAAAAGCAAATAGATTTGGAAAAAATCACGTTTGCTGTTGAGCCATTGCATCAAGTTAAAGAAGAGATCACTCCACTCCTAGAAAGACATTGGGAAGAGTTGGAGTGGATTAAAACTCACAAGGTAAATCCCGATTGGGAAAAGTATGAGTTAATGGACAAGCTTTCTTTGCTAGTGATTATGACAGCAAGAGAAGAAGGAAAGCTTATTGGTTACAACGTGTTTCTTGTTCATCCGAGTATGCATTACAAGAATTTAAAAGTAGCCAATCAAGATCTTATTTACATAGCTCCTGAGCGTAGAGGCTTTGGAACTTATTTTATTCATTGGTCAGAGAGTCTTTTAAGGGAGCTAGGTGTGGATAGAGTATTTTATTACACGAAAGCTGTGAAAGACTTTGGTGAGAAGATACTTCTTCCCCAAGGATATGCACTTGTAGATCAGGTGTATGGCAAGGAGATTAGTTGATATGGCTGGATTTGGTTCTAGTAATTTTTTGAATCAAGTGAATAAGGGCCTAAAATCGTGGATTGAAGTTCAAAGAAAAGATAAAGAAAGAAAATCTCCAGGTGGGGATCTTTATTATGAGTTTGGAACAAATAGAAATGATCCAAACACTAGGCTTTATCAAGACTTCATGGGCGTAGAAACAGCTTTCTTAAAAAACAAAGAAAGAAACAAAAAAAGAACAGCATTAGCTTCGCTTCCTAAAACCATATTGGGTGGGGGAGTTGGAGAAGGTGCAGATGTGGGCGCAGTTCCACTGGGTGGGACGGGTGCTGTTAAAACCCTTCTAGGGTTATAGGAGAAGATTATGAGTGGAGTAGAAATCGCACTAGGAGTTTTAGCAGCGGCATCAGCTGCAACAACTGTGTACTCAAGTGAGCAGCAAGCTCGCCAAGCTAGGCTGAGCAGAGATCAACAAAAGGGAGCGCTTGAAGAACAAAAAAGAACTTTGCTTGCTCGTGAGGAAGAAGAACAAAAAGCTTCTAAACTAGAAACAGATAGAGCAAAGAAACAAGCAAGAGCAGCAATGGGTGGCGGTAGACAAGATACCATTTTAACATCTCCCTTGGGGGTTGTTGGAAGCCCAGCTGCACCTCAAGGCAAAAGTATCTTAGGAGCTTAAATTGGATATCATAACCAAACGTAGAAACTTTGAGGTCTTAAGATCACAGCTAGAGAATGAATACTCTAGCTTTAAGTCTCACCATAGAGAGCTTGGATCTTTCATCTTACCTCGTAGACCTAGATTTGAAATCACTGACGTAAACAAAGGTGATAAGAGAAACAGAGATATTATTGATTCTACTGCCACACTTGCTGTGAGAACCCTAGCAAGTGGAATGATGAGTGGAGTGACAAGTCCTGCCAGACCATGGTTTAGGCTCACAACTCCAGAACCAGCTGTTGCAGAAAGTGGAAGAGTTAAGACGTGGCTTCATGCTGTTCAAAACATCATGACCACAAGTTTCTTAAGATCAAATCTCTATAATCTTTTACCAACTGTGTACGGAGATTTAGGAGTATTTGGAACTGCTGCACTCTATGTCGAAGAAGACATGGATAATGTAATGCATTTCCATAGTTTTCCTGTTGGTAGTTTTTATATAGCTAAAGACAACAAGGGGAAAGTTAATACATTTGTCAGAGAGTTTAGAATGACTGTGAGACAAGTGGTGGACACCTTTGGTGAGGTGAGTGGCAACGGGAAAAGACTTTGGGACAACATGAGTCTACACATTAAGAACCTATGGGATTCTGGTCACACAGAAACATGGGTGGATATTGTTCATGTTATTAAACCCAATGATGAATGGAACCCAAAGAAGTTAAGCGCAAAGAATAAGAAGTATAAAAGTTGTTATTACGAGCGAGGAACGTATGGAAGTGGTGGGAACTACTTGGTGGGTGGAGACGAAAGTAAATATCTCAGAGAATCTGGCTATGATTATTTCCCTGTATTGTGTCCCAGGTGGGAGACTACAGGCGAAGATGTATATGGAACTAACTGCCCAGGGATGATTGCCCTGCCTGATATTAGACAACTTCAAACAGCTGAGAGGCGTATTGCACAGGCTATTGATAAGATGGTCAATCCTCCGATGATTGGAGATTATAGATTAAGAAACCAAAAGACTTCTATTATCTCAGGAGATATTACCTATGCTGATCTTAGTGCAGGGGCTAGACCCTTTGCACCTGCTCATGAAGTTAACTTAAGAATCTCAGAGCTTGAGCAAAAACAAGCTCAAGTAAGAGATAGAATCAGAAGATCCTTTTTTGAGGATTTATTCTTGATGTTGGCATCAACAGATAGAAGACAGATCACAGCTCGTGAGATTGAAGAAAGACATGAAGAAAAG